ATGGAAGAACAAATAACTAAAACATTAATTGAATCACAATATCCAATTTGGATGATTGTTTCTTTGTTTATTGGAATACAACTTATTATTGTTTTTTTTGCAGAACTAATAAAGAAAAAAATAGAAAAAAAGACGATAAGTGGTTTTACAAGAAAAATAAAATCAGTAGAAACCCAATTTATGAAAGAAATTGAGATTTTAAAGTCAGTTTTGAATGTACAGTCTCAGGCTCAAACTCTATTTATACAGCAAAGAAATGAAGCTATAGTTGATTTTTGGAGTAAATATATGAATTGGAATGAGACGTTTATGGGAAGCTGGAGAAACAACGCAGATAATAATCACATAATTAATGAATTAATTCAAAAAGAAAAAGATAATGATTTAGCGGTTACCTTGGCTTATCATAAATTAATATTATACATAGATGATAACTCATACATTGAAAATTTACATATGCTGTTATCTAAGATGTCAGAAATTATTTTCAAACAAAGAATGTTATTGTTTGAGATTCAAGATATAAATTTAAATAATCCTAACGACAATGTTACACGCAGCCGGAAATTAACCTCATTTGCTACTGAATGCACCAAGTTGCAAGGGAATGAAATTAAAGAATTAACAGACAAGTTTATAAAAGAATCCAAAGAATATTTATCCGATATTAATATAAAATCACAAATAAAGCCGGAAGCATAACGCTCCGGCTTTTCTACTTATGTAATATTTTATCCAGCATTAGCAAAGACCTTTGGATAGTTCCTTTTCTGGTATTGAATTCTCAGATACCCGATAAGGCTTTCATAGTCGGTCAAGAAACCTTCATTGACCAAATCAGCAACCTTCTTTTCGAGCTGCCACAATTCACGTTGTTTTTGTTCCTCACCATGCTTATTACGTAGCATCTTTTCATGACTGTTGAAGATAACCCAGTTCAAGGCTTCACCGACCTTCTGCATGGCTTTAGGCATAAAGTCTTTGGGAACGATTTTCATAATGGCAGAAGAGAGTTCCCTATAAGCGTCCCCAGCATCATTCCGGTAACGAATCATTTGATCAGAAACGAATTTGATTACATCATATTTGAATGACGCATTTAGCCACATAGCCAAATCAATGAACAATACAGGATGAACCCAGGTTCCACCGCATTTACCGCGTGAACTTAAATAGGGAGAATTTTGCCCATTTAGATTTTCTTTTTCAACGATGGTAGCGATTAATTCCTTGGTTGATTCATTTTCAAAGTATTTCTTCAATTCTTTGTTTGAGGAGTTTCGTTCGTTCCATAACTTTACAAGCCTGGTAGCATTGAAATAGCCGTCAACAGTGCGTTGAATAACCTCTAAATTCCCCATTTGCCTTACCATTTCTTGATTTGTTTTCATGTCTCAGTGAATCTTAGATTAAAAAATTACCCCACCAAAGGCAAGCTCCTCACTTCTTACCGATGGCAGGGTTTATACTTTTCAGCCGTGAGGATAGCTGTTATTATCTCTTTAAGACAAAGTTACCAACATGGTGATTTTTAGCCTAAGATTGCTTTAACCAAGAACAAACAATTGGCAATATGTTTCATAAAAATACCCCGAGCCTTTCGGAACGGGGTTACTTGATTAGTCCTTTGACCTTCAACCTTTCTACAATCTGATTGTAAAGATACTCTATATCCTGCCGGAAATCCTTATACTGTTGGTAGATAAAGGAAACATCGGCGATATTGTTCGATATTACACACGGGGAAACATCCGGGAACACACCGGAAATCTCTGCCCGGATACCGTTCGGCAACCGTCCACCGGCAAGCACGCTGGGTGCAAAGAGGAACAGCACGATGAAGAGGAACTTCTTTCGCTGGGTAACACTTTCCGAATTGGGCGGACAATCTGCCCCGGAAAGTATCTCTCTGAACCACTCATAAATCTTTGGGATGAGAGTAAAATCAGTCAGGATAGGGGAGGATAACTCCTGTTCACGTTCAGATAATCTTGATTTCTGTTCACGTATTGATTTCAACTCCACGATTGATGAAAATTCTTTTGTCATAGAACGATTTATTTAGTTGGAAATTTTTATATTTGCATCATAATCGTGTGGGGGAGTTGGCTTCTAATCGTGTGGGCTGGCTCCCTTTTTTATTTTATGCCAAGTGATATGCATTCAGGATGGCGAAAGCGTAAATGATAACCGTTACCAGACTGTCCAGGAACACCGCCCATGCTCCCAGCTTTTGGATTTGACTGAAACTCATGACCAGGACAACAAGGAAACACACCCACTGGCTTGAAAACAATCCCATCACCAGCAATAAAAGTCCGATGGTATCCATGAATAATGCAACATGAAGCCACGGATGCGCCATCAGATACCATCTTTTTGATGTCTTATCGAGCCTCTGAAAGACTTTCACATGTCGGTACAGGGATTTACATCTAAACAGCTTCACAAGCTCGTACAGGGCTTGTATGATGATTAAGGTGTAGAATACGTGTTTCATGGTCAGTAGCTTTTATCTCCGTGCTTATACGGACGTAGTTCATTGTATTTCATCTTCTGCTTGATGTGCCAGAAGATGTCGATGTCTTTTTGTACACAGAAAACCAATATTTCAATTAAAGCCATTCGAAGAAAACTGTCGAATGAATGGTTTTCAATGTAATCTGAATCTGTTATGTTACATACCAACGAGAAAACAGATTCCGTGAAAGTCCAATCGAGGAAGCCCTCTGAACATTTCAATTCATCAGAATTGACCTCACCCAAATCCACGTTCCTCAATCCGGCCAAATCCAGCAGACGAATACAGGCATCAGCAAGTTCATCCTCCACGCTGTCTTTAAGATAATATTCAAACGTATCACGATAGGCTTCATCATAGTTTTCTCCATACAACTTCATCTCATGCATATAGTAATCCAATTCCTGATTGAACTTTTTGGTATCAGCATGTTTCCCTTTCCGGTCAGCTTCCACCGCTTCCATCAGTTCGGATATGACCAGACAGAGGAAATGTTCGTCACTCAGGTTTTCTTCGTGCCAACCATGGGCTACTGCGCACTGGTAGGCCTTATCTCTCAATTTGTTTAAGTTCATAATTTTCTATATTTATGACATTTTGACATCATTTCTCTGGCACACATATTGTATGCCCGTAATAAAATTTGATTATATCTATATGAATGAATTTGATTCTTATAAGAATGATTTTGGTTTTGAAATAGGTTCGGGATTCTCAGGAAATTCTGATTACATGAAAGATCTGGATGAGAAGAAAAGACGTACTCTCATGGAAGAGCAATACAACTTTCTTCAAATTCAGAAGTCAGAAATCCTCGCTCAACAGAAATATCGTGAGTTGCATCAGAAGGAAATACTTGCTCAACAAGAATATCGTGAAGAGCAACGTAAAGAATCCAACCTTGAAAAATGGCTTCTTATAGTCAATACTTTTATTGCCATCGCAGCATTATTGGTATCCATATTCAAATAAAAATCCCCGATAACCGCCACAAAGCAGTTACCGGGGATTCAAAAAGCACTGACAAGGGCTGTCAGTGGAATTCTACATTAAATAAGTAAAACTCAAGAGCAAAGTTGTTGGGACACAAAAAAGGCCATCTCAAAATTATTTGCGACAGCCTCTCTTTTATCAAATACTAAAATTCTCAAATTATTCCTTATATTATTAACCTATATAAGGAACTAAAGCAAATCTTTTAAAGATTTACTTTTAATCTTCACTTTCCATCATAGCTTTATGTTTTAGTTCCATATTGAGTATTGCAAAAATAATAAAAAGTACTCGGAACACAAACTTTTTCTCAATATTTTTGATTATAACATTACATTATCATGATAACAGCTCCATTTTTCGGAAGCATCCACTTCCTAGATTCTAGGAAAACAGTATTAGTTTCATTTCCTATAATTGAAAAGTCACTAACATCAACTAATGTTCCTAATAACTCACCATGAAGTTTTTGAGTTGTATCCTTTACACTATAATTCAAAATAAAACTTTTTGTAGGATGCCTCAATCTTTTACAAAATGTTTTATCCATGGCAGCAATAATTGTATCATAAGATATTTTTACCTCCAAAGATTGCTTAAAAGATTTTATTATTGGTACAAATCTATCTTTATTAGAAGATATGGTTATACAAAGAGGATATGTATTATCCTTTTTGTAATCACATTTTTCAACAAAATTCACAAAATCTCCTTTCTTTAGGTATACCCACTCTCCTCCATCAACCTTATATGACAATTGCTTTATTGTTACAAGTTCATCTTGATTCCGACCTTGGACTTTATGAGTAAAAATTCTTACCCCTATATCTTCGTTAAAAACCACATTTGAATCATTATTAGGACTTTTAATTCCATAATCAACTTCCACATGCTTTAAAACATTGCCATCTTCATCAGCTTTTTCACAAACAATTGTTTGTCTATACCAATCATAATAAGGATGCGTTAATAAAGAACAGATTTCTTTATCTAACAATATCAGTCCTGGTTCATAATTATTAGGGACAGAATATAGAATTGATGTTGTAGATTCTCGAAGTTGCGCCAATCTAGATGTATCCAATTCCCTTAAATATTCATTGCTCGTCAAAATATTAAGCATAGTATCCTTATAGTTTTTTACCATATTAGGAACATCAATATAAACTCCCAGAATTAATCCAGCAAATACAGATAAAGCTACGCCTAAAAAGACATTCGCAATAAATTCATAATTGTCTTTCAGGATATAAGCCAATAGGCATGTAATTACTGCCATACAAACAAAGTAACGAGTCTTATATTTAGACCACCATTCTTTTTTATTTCCCCGTTCCATAACACATACAATTAAAGTCTTTTAAACAAAAATAAAGTTTTACATTCTTTCTTGCAAATTATCAATATATTTTAACATTTAAACATATATAATAGCAGCCAGGAACAGGTAATACAATTTCGTTTTCATTAATTATTTCTCCTTTTTTCTACAAGCTGCTCAAGTCTCTTTTCACACTCGGCACATTCGAGTTTCTTGCGTCCCAGTTTCTCCCGGAACTTAACCAGTTCCTCATCGGATTCCTCGTCAAAGAACATGTTGTTCTGACGGTTGTACTCTATGTATTCATTCATCCTGCGTTCTGCTTTTGTTATCTTGGCTTTTGCAGAAATCAGTTTAGATAGGCAAGAACTCACTTCAAGCGACTCTCCTGAATGCTTGTCGTAGTAGTAAAAAGAAGTGTACACATCATTCCTCGGATACTGGCATTGCAGTCTGGCCACCCTCCATCTGATTACCCACATCCTTCTTTCGTACACTTCACGAGGAAGGTCGTAGGTGTATAGGGTGACAGATTGATGGCCGTGACCGTAGCAGATGCTGATTTGCACCCAATTCTCGATTTTCAGTTCCTTTTCTGCTTTGGCATAATCCTTAGCCATCTGGAACCAGTTATCCATACTTTCTTGCTTTCCCATATCATTCAAAGTTCAATTCAAGTTGTTGCCAACCCGGTTCTCTGTATTTGCGATTCGACTGCATAAAGGCTTTCCGTAGGGCTTCAGCAATCTTATCACGCATTTCTTTAGATACATGGTTCTTGTCGGCTTCGCTGTTCATTTGGAGTATCTTGTTAAGACTGCCGTTTATTGGCTTTTCATCAAAGAACAGGTTATACTCGGTAAATATCCGGGTGCAATCCTTTGCAGCTTTCTCTTCTTCCGCATCCTGGTATCGCTCTATTACTGTTTCCTGGGCTGCTTTCAGTATTCTTTGTCCTCGTTCGCTCCTGCAACCATGCCATTCATTCTCGAACATGACAGATATTGCACGCTTCTTACGGACATTTCCTATTCTAGCCCACCCATAATACACTTTCAGTTCACTCATATCACGCAACCTTTCTTTTTCTTATAATCTCCTTACAGATAGCCTCACAAAGCACACGAGCCATGTTCACCTCCACGGCGTTGCCGATGAACTTCTTCTGGTCTGACTGGGGGCCAATCAGTACATAGTCTTCAGGAAATCCCATTATTTTCTTGAGTTCTGCTATCCGAAGCATACGCATTTTTATGTCAATGATGCCATACAAAGCCATAAACTCCTTAATCTTGATTGTCATCGGACTGTCATCAGGTGTAACCTGTATGCCGATACCTCCTTCAACCTCTACCAGATAAGGCGGCATTTTGTCCATGCGGGCTATAAGTGTGAAACATGGGTTGTTTACAGAACCTCCGGCGCTGGCAAACTGAGGATTCATAAGGTAATGCCATTTGCGGTTGGCTGTAATGGTCTGAGAAGGTTGCTCAATGCTGCTTCCAATATTCGAGAAAGCTGTATTCATTATCCACGGCTTGCAGCTTACCATATTGAACTTAGGCACCGTGGTTACTGTACCAACTGGTTGATTAATGGATGTCGGTTTCCCGGTACCATACTGGTTATCTATGAAAACAGAATTTACCAATGCCAACCTGTCTTTAGTCGTAACCGTAGGGGCTGGAAGCTCGACCGAATGGTTGTGACCGTTTCCGTAGTAGGCAGACACGAAAGCGTGGTGGTCTTTACAAGTGATAGTTCCGGAAGGTCCTTCCACAGATATGTTCTTGCTATCTGGATGGCCGCTGAATTGCTTGGAAAGAAAGTTTACCTTAGCTAAAGCCAACCGTCCTTGTGTTGCCACAACCGGGCATGGTTCGTCAACGCTTGGTGCCTGGTATTTCCCCGTCCGACTCATAGAGTTATACTTTACAATAAAAGCCTCCTTACCTCCAGCTACAAACTTAATCAGTCCGGCATAGATGCGTTCAAGAGTTTTCTCGGCCAGCGGCTTCTTCCGGCAAAAGATACTTTCCCCTTCATCTGAAAAGTCCAGTACTTCCTTGACGGGCTTCCACTTTTCCAATCGTCCGAACATATCGTTTTTCCCATCCTTGCAGTGTGTCGGTTCTGGGAATACGATAGGCAGGCCGCGTTTGGCGAAGATACCAAAGAACCGCTTACGGGTAGTATAGGCACCATAATCAGCAGCGTTCAGAATACGCCAATCAAAGTCATAGCCGTATCGCTTCACATTCCGTTTCCATTTCTCGTAGCACCGTCCTTTGTCCTTACTGATAGGGTGTCCTTTTTCATCCATATCGCCCCATGACATGAACTCCTCAACGTTCTCTATCTGTATGTAGTCTGGATCAATTGATTCTATATAACGGAAAAGGTGTTCAGCAAGAGTACGACTATCAGCGTTCCGTGGCTGTCCTCCTTTTGCCTTGCTGAAATTGGTACATTCCAGCGAAGCCCATAGAACTACATACGCATCCGGATAAATCTTCTTCATTCGTTCTACATGGGCCACCAAAGGAGACAGTTCCAAAGTTCTGATGTCCTCCGTGAAGTGGAGCGCATCCGGGTGATTGGCAGCATGACTGGCGATGGCGTTTGCGTCATGGTTCACACAAGCGACAACTTTCGCGCATTGTTCATCTGCGTAGCGTGCGTTTTCTACTCCGGTACTGGTTCCCCCGGCACCGCAGAAAAGGTCTATATAAAATAACTTTATCATATCAGTTCCATCTTTGAGGTCGGTTGTTGATTCTCTCCAGGTATGCAGCTATCTTCTTTTCCGCATCCTCGCCGTTGCGGACGAAAATTCGCGTCCGTGTCTTGTCGCCTGGGATAGCTACATACTTTCCATGTTTCTCCAGTTCCCGATGCTGGGCAATTTTCAATTCAGTTCCAGAAGGGTTCTTCTCCAAATCCACTTTACGTGGAAGCATCGGGTCATTTTCCGTTATCATTTTGAAAGATATTTGTTGATTATGTTACTCACTACAAGTCCGGCTTCATCACACATCCCGGCAAAGTTGTCAGACAATGAAGCGTTTTTCTCTTCATCCGGTATTCGTACTATGCTTCTCAGTTCTTTCAGTACGCGCTTTACCTGAAAAACTACCTGAGCATCTATTCCGTTTGATTCAAGTTCAGACTGGAACTCCAGTGCCGCACCTTCAAGCAAATCGGAGTAGATGAACAGCTTGTGCATCTTGCGAAGCATTTCTACCTTGAACTCCGGGGTATAGTCCTGAAGAAGTTCTCCCAAGGAATGCGGTTCCAGTTCTCTTTCAAGGGAGTCAATCTTGTTCTTGATTTTCTGTGCTTTGGCAAAGTTCATGGATGAAATCAAAGCGATATACTTCTTTCTCAGTTCATTGAGCTTTCTTTCTGATTCTTGTCTTGTCATTTCTCTACTTTTCTGATGATTAAATACTTTGGCTCACCCTTGCGGAGATTGCTTAATGTCTCTTCGTCAACCTCTGCTTCTGTGAGTCCGTTCACGTTCATGTATTGTGGAAGACGGTATTTCTCGCGTAACCTCCTGATCAGGTTCCAGTCACGAGTTACCCAGTTGATTGTGATTTTCATATCATTTTCTCAGGCTTTCACCGCTGAAGAGGACGGTTTTCGTTATCGCCCTCAGCCGGTCAATGGTTCTTTCCCCATATTTCTCTCTCAGCTCGTCTATCGTGAGATTGGTGGTCAGGATAAGAAGCTTTCCTTTCTTCTCGGCTTCGTCTGCCAGCTCAGCGAATGCAAGCCTTTTTTCGCCGTATTTGACGCTAAGATTCTCTGTTCCTATATCGTCAACGTAGATGATGTGTTTTTGCTTCACAGCGTCTAAATCTGCATTCATCTGCTGTGCATCGTAGCAGCTTACCACCTTGCGGCAGTAATGGTTAAGAACCAAAGGGAGAATCTTTCCGCAAATAAGGGTCTTTCCGCGTCCGCAGTTGCCGAAACACAGAAGTCCGCGACCTTCATTGCCGGCCAGCCAGCCTGCCACTTCTTCGTACTCAGGAAGCCATCTGGCATTTTCTCCAGTGAAGTACCTGATACCGGCCCAGAGAACTCTTTTGGCATCCGGAACGGTTACCTGTACGATGTTAGGAATAGGGGAGAAGCCCGTATCTTTGAGCCGTTCGATTGTCTGTTGAAAATTTATCTGTTCCATGTTTACCAGCCTTTCTTGTATTTTTCCGGTGAATTATCCTTCAGAACTATGCCTACATCTGTTTTTGAAAGAGCTTTTTTCTTGGCCTGAGAAACTATCTCATTAAATTTTGAGTTGATGTTTGTCACGCTAAAATTCTCGAATATCCAACCTTCTTTTATGGATAAAAGCAAATATTGAAGTGCATACAGGATTGATTCATCGGCGACATCCATCTGCTTCTGTTCCCGTTGGAACTTCAGTTTTTGAAGCAGCTGGGACATTGCTCCTGCATCCTTGGCCGTCCAGTAATAATCACTTCCGAACAACTGTCTGTAATAGGTTTCAAAAAGGGAACGGGCTTTATAGTTAATACCCTCCCCCTTGGGGGGTGTGGGGGGAATATTATCATTAACAGTTTCTTTATCTTTCTTTTTCTTATTGCCCTTACCTTGCCCCAAATCTTCAATTTTTTCGGCCATTTTTTGCGACATTGCCCTTAGCTCTGCCCTTAGTTCGCCCATAGACACCTTTAAATCGCTGATTTCTTTATTGTTGTCTATGCCCTTATCTTTGTCCTTTGGATTGTCCTTGATAGGATTGTAGTCATCGTAATTGCATAAGGTTATGACAGTCATGCCCTGTTGGTTACAGGTTGTAATCATCCCCTTCTTCTTCAGTTTGGACAGGAAATATCTGACCTTCTTCTCAGACCATTTCCAACGCTTCATCAGAAACGATATGGATGCTGGATATTGACCTCTTGAATAAGAGATTTCCCGACCTCCGATGAGTTCGCTGTACGCCTCGCCGGTTGCATCAAATCGTGCTGACTGAATCAAGTCAAGCCACGCTTCGCATTCCGAAAACTCACGGGCTACTTTCCACATTTCATTCGAGAAAAACCTGCGGCTTAGCCTCAAAAATCCTTCTTCCATAGTTTCAGAATCTTACGTTAGTCAACTGTCTGCTATTGGAGTACACGGCCCATTTGCCGTTTCCGCTATCCACCAGGCGTAAATCCTTGACTTCGCCAAATCGTTTCAAATTCCCGCAAAGGTCAACGATCCAGCCAGCCTCCTTGTTAGGATGCGGACGGATAGCACGACCGACTATTTGGTACCATAGATCTAAAGACATCGTCGGACGGGCCATGACAATCGTATCCAGTTCAGGATAGTCAAATCCGGTAGTAAGTACACCTACATTGGCAACGACCGGTATCTCTCCAGCCTTGAACGCTTCAAGGATATGTTCACGTTCTTTCTTCGGTGTTTCTCCTGAAACGATGGCAGTTCCGGGAATGGACCAGGTAAGGCGTTCTGCTTCCTTCAGAAAACGAGTGAAAACCAATATACCTTTTCGTTTTACACCGCTCTTGGGATTCATAAGCCTTTGGACGATACTTACCAGAAACCCGTAGAAGTCGATACGCTCATACTCTTTTACTACAGACTTGTCCGTGTAGTCGGCTCCGGTAGTGTTCACCTTCAGGTTAAGTTCGTTCCATCCCAAAGGATTCATCGGATAATAGTTCAGCTTCGAAAGATACCCCATATCCAATAGAGTAGAGATTTGAACCTGATAGATTACCTCAGAGAACACGCACGGGCGTGTGCGTGTGATGAACTTCAACATGCTGCCGAAATCCCTGCTTGATGAAAGACGGTAGGGCGTAGCCGTCAATCCAAGAACTTTACATTTCAGCATCGAAAGAAATCTCTTGTACATTCCGTCTTTCGGGTTAACCAGATGGCACTCGTCGATGATGATATTCTGAAAATGCTGGAAGAGTTCCGGATGGTTGACTACGCTTCCGATAGTGGCGAAAGTTATTCTTGAAATCTCCTTTCGCCCGAATGAGGCAGAGTAGATGGAACAGTCCAGAACACCATACGAACAGAGCTTCAGATAGTTCTGTTCGAGTATTTCTTTACTTGGCTGAAATACCAGCGTGTGCCCTTCAAGACGGCTGGCGATGTCGGTAATCACAAGACTCTTGCCGGCTCCGGTAGGCAGCACCATGATGGCATTGTTCTTCTTGGCCCTGTTAGCAAAGAAGCTGACTGCTGCATTACTGGCCTTCTGCTGGTAATCCCGTAAAACATAACTCATAATCCTTTCTCCTTACTCAGTTTGTCTCCCAAAGCCTTGTAATACTTGGTGAGTTCGATTAATTCAAAATCAGTCCATTTCTTCGCCTGGCTTGCTCTCCATGCCAGCTTGTCGAATCGTAGCTGGCCGATTTTAGCTTTCAGGTTCTTTTCATATTGTATCAGATGGTCGGCACTGAATCGGTTGCACGCCCGGCATTCTGCGTGGGCGTTGTCCTCGTCAAAGCGTGTGGCCATGTGGCGGCGCGAATGGAAGTGTCCGCAATCGGCCTGTTCGTATGGCTTTATCTGGCCGCATGATATACAGCGGAAATACCCGTTCGGCATACAATCACGAAGCCGGATATAGCGGCTGAAAACTTTGTCGAGTTTGGCCACTAAATCCGGCTTCTTCTTAATCTTGATACCTGCCTTGTCAAATAACGGTAAAGGCTTTTCTTTCTTCTTTGTTTTTCTTTTTATGTAATATGGCATTATTAAATTATAAATTTAAGAAGGGGCATATCCTTCCCAAAAAGAAGTGTAATGTGTCTAATTTTAACTTAATCATAAAAGATTGGATATGCCCCAGTTATTTATTATCTTTGTCTTTGTCTAATTTTAATTTTTTCAATTATGGGTAGATTTACAAACGAGCAATTATTAAAATTGCAACAGAATTTGAAAGTTGGCAGATGTCCTAATTGTGGATATGAAGGTAATAAGGATGTATGTCCAGAAGAAATGCACCTTGTCTCTTTAGACATTGATTCAAGACATACAGTAGGGCTCGAATCTTTAGGTTCATATCCAGTAGTGATGGCAGTATGCCCTAATTGTGGTTTTATTTCACTTTTTAGTAAGAAATTTTTGTGTAGATAATCTACAATTTAAAACCCATCCGTCTCCCTTTACATTTATTCTTAAAGGAGACGGATATTTTCCTTTATTATTAATTCCTTTTCTCATATTATTCATAATTTTAGTTTGTGGTACCGGCAGGATTCGAACCTGCATGAGTTGTCAGTTCTTTGCATCTATGGATTGACCGTCCAATCATTGAGCATAGCGTCTACCAATTCCGCCACGATACCAATGCCCGGCTTTCCGGGCGTTTATTCATGCTATTTCGTTATTTTTAAAAACTCAGGGGCAATTCCATAAAGTGGTGTACGGCCATCCCATTTATCTATGAATTGCTTATAGAGTATTTCTTTAGTCAACCCACGTGATTGAATGATAGCCTGTTCTGTTTTTAATTGCTCCAATTCGTTGCGTTTCTTCTGCTCTGCAATCTGCTGGTCTAATACAGATATATTGGTATTCACCTCATTACGACTATCAATCTTCTCACGCACAGCCTTTGAAAATTCAAGCTGTGCAGAAAAAGTCAGCAATTGAAGCCCTCTTTTCTCAAATTCTTTATCCACAATCTGCTCCAACCGCTTTTCAAAAAGAAGAGAACCACCGTCAGCCATTAAACTGTCTGTCTTGTGCTTACGGCTTTCTTCTTTGATTAAATCATAAATACGAGGTTCAAGTATATTATCTTCAAGGCTTTGCATAAACCCGTCTTTTCCTGATTCTGTATCAGCTTTATCTATATGTTTGTTATCGAATACAACATCTATAGCTCTATTCTTGATAACTTTATAAGAATAAGTAGGACGTGCGTTAAATTCAGTGTTATCAGCAGCCTTCAATGTGACAGGTTCAGCAAATTCCCCTCTTTGGTCAAACAATGGAACTTGAAACAATTCAGTGCCCCATTCCCGAGTGGAAACTTTACCGGACACTACCTTAAAATCCTCTTTTCCTTGCTTCCCATAGTTCTCCATTAGAACACCGGCATAATTAGGGGCTACTCTTTCGCATGAAGCAAATACCACTAAGGTCATACAGACCAACATTAGATTAATCAATCTTTTCATTCTTCAAATTTTTAATTAGTTTATAAACGAAATAAATCACTGTGGCTGATATTATTACCACGCCCAGCCAAGCGTTGAGGTGATTGAATATTCTGTTTCCGATAGATACTCCGACTACCAGAAACAGAATTAAATAAATTTGCTTTCTCATTGTTACACCTCAATGATTACGATGTCAGGTGCAACACCTTTGATTGCTTCAACCTGTTTGTCAATCACCTTATTCTTGTATTCTTCAATGGCCTCATTCGCACCGGCAGAAACCAAAGAAAGGGAAACTTCCCGTCCGTCCACATCGGCGTAGATTTCAACTTCGATTTCTTCACAGGCAAAACCTTTGAAAAGAGGGATATTCAGTTTGAACGATTTTGGCAGATTGGAATCAACCACTTGAGAATAGTTATCCGTCTTGTTTCCGTTTTCCTCTTTACTACGTTCTATATCCTGGTTTACTTTCGCCTTGAAATTCTTCAAAGTAGAAACCAGCATCATGTTCTGTGATTTGTCTTTGAAGAAAGCACGGTGCATCTTGAAGAACTGGGATAACTTAATAGGTTCCCATTTCCTTTCCGCATTGATACCGAACTCCTGCATTTCCTTTGAAGCCTGTAAAACTCCACTAATTACTGTCTGGTAATAATTGGTTTCATCAATAGTCAAAGCCAGACACATCTTATCACGGTTCACAATGATATTGGCCGATTTCTGATTAATCAGTTCGACACGCTTTTCCAGCCATCTGAAGGGTGCTTCTATCGTTCCATTGATAACTACTCTCTCCGGTTCTTTCGGGTCAAGGGCTACGGATGCTTTACCTTCTCTCAATACTACTTCGATGGGGGTACCATTGTACTCTTTCGGTACTACCAAATTGATTTTGTTTTCACTCATGATTCTGTTCCAGTTTTACGGTTAATACTAAATACTGTCTTCTGCATTTCTTGTGGCATGATTGGGCGGCTATAAACCAGTTCACCTAACTTGTTGTAGAATCCTACCATCTTTTCTTTATGGTATAGGAATTTTGCACATTCTTCATTCTCGACGAACTCCGAACCTCTTTTGATGTGGTCCAAAAGTTCCTGTTTTTCTTCATTCAAAGGCTTTAGGCGTTCTTTGAAACTCTCCATAGCCTCTTTCTTCTCCATCTCGACATCGTTGATGGTGATAGATACCTCAGCCAATGTTTCTTTCTTCTGAGCCAGTTCTTCGGGGGTGAATCTGTGGGTGTAGCCGATTTTCTCCACTGCATCGGCGTTGTCCTGAAGGAACTGCCATCGTTCCTGCTCAGGAATGTCTTGTCCTAAAAATTTGTCCATAATTATCTATAACTTTTTACACCGAACCTATTATAAATCTTTTTAGCGGTACCCATACCATTATAAACAGGGATGAAACTTCTTTGTAAGGCCTTCTCTCTTTGATGAATGCCGCTTGAATTAGGATTAATTGACTTCTCTGGATTAAAGAATCTTGCTACATCTTGGGGAAATTTTCTTTTTTTCATAATCTCAAAATTTTAGATAAACTCTTTATTACGTTCGATTTCTTGTTGTGCAAAAATTAGCATCTGCTGTTCGTTGGCAGCATATCTTACGGTTTATAATCTCGTTTATATATCCATCTATATCCTCCAGCTGTTGAATGCTTTTTTACAGCACGCCATATGCCACCATGATGAATACCAGTCTGCCTTTCTGCTTCATTTGTTGAGGGATATTCATTAACAAAATTGCCGTCTAAATCCAACTGTACGACAGGTATAGAGCATTTACCATTTTTATTGGCATTACCTATTTTTTGAGAATGCTCTTTTGATAGATGTTTTCCATAAAAATGATGTTTTGCTCCTATTTTGCATTCACTCAATCTCTTTTTAGTAATCGGGTTATTTTGATTTTCCTTTATTGTTACCCATCTTAGATTTTCAACTCTATTATCCGTTCTATTTCCATTTATATGGTCTATACACGTCTTTCTTAATACATTTTCAATAAAGGCGGCTGCAACAAGCTTGTGAATAGGAATTGTTTTCCCTTTACTGTTCTTTTTTAAACAAACTGTTAAATAGCCATACTTATTAGGTCTTGGTTTGATACTAACTCCTTTTCTGAAAATAACTTGTTTATTTTTTAGATAAGGAGCATCATACCATCTGTCTTTTGACCTGACATTGCCTTTATTGGATACTTGGTAATATTCTTCATACCCTATAATATCCTTCCAAACTTCTTCCATAAGAATAGTTTTATAAAAATTCTTTATTATTTTCTATTGCCTGTTGGATATGGATTAAAAAATCACGTTCAGAACTACTTGGTAAGTAAATACCGGCCACAGATGCGCTCCAGTTACGAAAGCGGTCAATGCTCAAAGTCATTTCACCTGTTGTCAGTTCTGCAGAACTTCGCAGATAGGTTACTTCCTTGCCTTTCTTGTTGACCGTCTTTCTCTCAAACAAATCACGGTTGCAAGTCCTTTTGTAGAAGTCTATCTTTGCTTCATCAAGGCTGCAACCGTACTCACTGCCGAAATACCCTAAAAGCAGATGCAAATAGCTGTTCTGGGATAGCGTGCGGTTAGGGAGCTTCTTTCTCACTTCCACAACTGCATGCTCCTGGAACAGCTTGTTTACATAAGCCTTGAACTTGGGTATATCGTATTCATTCTTCAGATTGAATATGCTCATAGGCTAGAACGGTAAGTCATCTTTGGGATTTCCATTCGCATCTACATCAGGTGGAAACGCCTGTGCCATGGTTGGCGTTTGTGTCGGTGCCGGTTGCTGTGCTGGCACGGATGCTGGCTGGTGCATTGGCTGACGGCCTTCCAGTTTATAGCAGCGGATGGACACCATGCGTTTTAGTTGTCCGTCCTGATTTGTCCATTCCCGACCTTGCAGGGAAAAGGAAACCGTTATTACATCACCGGTTCTGAACTGGTCAAGTTCGGCACATTTGTCACCACTTACTTCAAGTGGCAGGACGTTCTCGTACTGGCTTCGTTCACCTGTATAGGGGTCATAGGTTGTGGCATCAAGAATAAATTCACGTTTCACAAACGGGTTGCCACCGCTTTTGGATGGGATTTCTTGGGGCTGGCCAATATAGACCAGCCGTCCGGTTATTTGATTAGGCATAATATATAGATAGAAGATTTGACGAATTAACTCTAATATCCATCAGAATTTTTCGCCGTTCATTTGTTATCAATGCGTAGGCACAATCTCTAGTAAGATAGGTCAGAAGTCCATTTTGTTCACCTCTAAGCTCATAAATCCTTCCATTGTATTCAATTTCATCCATTTATCTAGTCTTCTGCAAAAATTTTCTTATCGGTTATCAAATCTCTGTTGTCATTCAAGAACCGGATAAAGTCCTCACAATGATTTATAAGGATAGGTATATCCCGTGCCGGTACGAAAGTGTAGCTTTCAGTATAGGTTGATTTGAAGTCCGTAACATTATACTCAAATGACCTTACATCACTTCCGTTCTGCATCAGACAGTATGGATAAACCATGTGCTGCCAGTGGTCTTTGAACTTACCTACATAGTAACTTCCGGTAGTCTTGATGTCATGTACTGACATCGGCATCAGTTCATCTATATAACCATATAGAAGAACTCCTCCGAAGCATGTTGGCAAAACTGCTTCAACCCGTTGCTGGGTCAAGGCCCCTTTGTAATAGTCTGCAAACTCACGGCAGATTGAGATAGGGAAATCGAACTGACGGCATTTATAGGTGGCTCTCAGCCCGACCAATGTCTGTCTGCCATCCTGCATGTCTGACAATAGTCTTTCCACCTGTACCTTGTCTGATTTCCTGTTTTCAACCATACAGTCGACTACCTCATTGAAAGCCGTTCCCTTGTCGGCTGCTTCACTATCAAACGGGACACGGTTTATAGTGTCAATCAGGCTCTGAAACTGCTGCTGTCTGAACTCTTCGGGGGTATGTGGGGGATTCTCACTGAATCCCCAATACCTTTCCCAGATGGCATCACTTTTCAGATAGCTTGTAAAGGCATCCAAAAGTGTAGCATAGAACTTGAATTTAGGCTGCTTTGTCTGCATAAGTCTTTGTCTCTTTATCGAATACCAGCCCGAGAGCTTTTACTTTTGCTGAAAACAGATTTCTGGCCATATTCAAGGAACTGCCTACATGCTCAAACTCATTAATTCTTGACGCAAACTCATTTGCAGAACTGGCATCAGTAATAAGTTCGATGTTCTCTTTGATTTCAGCTATGACCTTATCATACCTTGCAGCTTCTTCTTTCTTTACCTGCAACATGCTCAGGTAGGGCATAATTACCTTTGCAGTGATAAAGTCGTTCTTGGCAGTGGGATTTCCATTCTTGTCAAGAATTGTAGGCACCTGCATCAGTCCCGGCAAATTGCAGGTGTTTTTCCCGTCATTTCTTGATGTGGGGTCAAATGTGATTGTACGCTTCTGCACACCGTTCTCATTGCGCATTTCCAGATACCCCAGCAAATCAAGTTCCGTAACAATAGAGTTGTACGATTTTTCTCTTAAAGCAGGTATGAACACGGTGTCGTCACCTTCTTTCCGAGTGTCACGGTGGGCCACAAACACTACGTTCTTGTTAAGTGATGAAAGGGTTCGTGTCATCCATGAGAACTCAGCGTTGATACCTCCCCAGTCCTTGATTTGCGGCTGTCGTGTACCGCATTTGTAAGAAATGATGAAATCCATCATCTTTCCGATGGTGTCCACAACTATTGTCTGATAGGCCGAAAGGTCTTCCTGCAATACCTGTTGTACATCCTGCCATGAACTTACCTGTACGATGTCTATACCGTCCAGATGTGCCATATTCACACGTTTCACACCATTGTCAAAGTCGAGCAGCAGCGGTTTCGGTGCGCTCAATGCTACTGTTGTCTTACCCATACCTGCCTGACCGTAAATCATCATCTTAACGGTGGAAGGAATTACTAATTCATTGGATTTCTTAATCAAACTCATAACGCAATAGTTTTAAAGTAATATATTAATACATCAATTTTGCATGTTTTATCACGTCCCAGGCATTACAAGCCCATCTGCTGTGTGGCACGCCTTCTTTGGTCTTGTATCTTATTCTTCCGGATTCGCACAACTCTTTCAGCCTTTTGAGACCGCCTACTATCGAAGCTGCTTCGTATTTCCCGAAAGACTTGTTGTTTAAGACGATTTTCAATACATCTTCGTTTATCATAAGCATTTTATTTTAAGCAGATAATTGCCGAAAAACCCGGATACTCTGTTGCTGATACCCGGTATTTCACGTCCATTTTGTTTTTAAGTGTCCCGATCAAGCGGAGGTCACGATTGCGGCGTGATGCTTCCAGTTTGATTCCGGTATGCCGTTTCTTGTCATAGGGAACCTTGTAGATGTCCCCTTTCTTCATTTCATCAAAAAGACGTACTGTCTGGTAGTTTTCGTCTACTGTAATTTCTCTAACCATAGTTTAAGTATTTGATTGTTTGCTGGCAGAACGGGACTTGAACCCGTGACTTCCATGCTAACCCTTACATGGTGTTCTACCGCCTGAACTATCTGCCAATAAAAATGCCGGACTTTCATAGCCCGGCATCTACCCATTTTCTATAACCCATAAAAACTAATCGACTAAGACAACCAGCGATTTGACCATGTTCTTGAAGTTGTCAAACTTCGATTCAATCTTTTTCTTTTCTTCCATATAATACAGCATTGATTTTTTGTATTCCTCTGATTCGCGTTGCAGATTCTGTGTGTATGCCACGAGTTCATCATGCGTCATACCCTGTAATTCCTCATTTGTTTTCATGTCTATTCTTTTTAATGTTCTTGATTTCGGTTTCTATCTCCTTGTCGAACAGCTCCCGTCTGTCCAGTTCCCTTGAGCGTGCCGCCAGAATGGCACTGATGTCCGCAAATTCATCGCAGATGCTCTTTATTACCTTTTGAAGCTCTTCCATCCTTATCCATTTTATAAGCGGCCCAGAAGCCAGTTATTACAAACCCTGAAAATCCAATCCAATAGACCGGATTCAAATCCTGATTGAAGTGCATTACCAGAACGGACAATGCACAGAGAAAAAGTTGTATTTTCATAACCGTGTGTATTAAATATCGTTCCCGTGGGCGTTCCGGTGGTTGCCTTACTGCTTATCAAAGGTCTGGTAAGCCACGGGTATATATAGTTCATGCTGGTGTCTAATCAGTGAAGATTGTCTTTGTAGCCGGCCTACGGCCACCTGCAATCGTATAAGTGTCTTTTTGTTATCTGTGTGATTCGTATGCTGCGTTTGCTTAGTGCAGCCCTTTACTCATACTCTTTTCACACAGCCGTTATCGCTACTCAGTCGTCCGTTTCACGTCAGGCTTAACGGTAAGCCTAAATTTCCATCATGTCAAAGAACCAATCAAGTAGAACCCTGCCCGATTCTCGCTATCGGTTGCCGTTCAGTCCGTCAGCAGGGTAGGTGAGTTACCAGTGCGTCACTGCCATGCCTTGTGATAACTGAAGGTTAATGTAGTCCATGCCATCATCTTCAGGCAGGTTGTATTCTTCAAGAAGGGCTTCGTATTTGTCCACCTCTTCAGTAAGTGCTTTGATGTATTCTTGCTTGCTGTCAGCATTGAAAGCCCTGCGTAAAGTTTCTTCATCTGCGTTGTAGGCGAAATTCAGGTCTTTGTTCAGCCCGTCAAGTTCTTCTTCGATTTCGTGGCGTGTCATAGTCATGCGATGTTTAAAAGGTTGTCAAATTTTATATTTCCATTGATAGCCACCAGCCGTTGTCGTTTTTCCGATACAGCAGCAATAGATGTTTGAAACACTTACACCTGTTCTTCGTGAGGCTTCATTCAAGCTCTTATATTCTGCTATAACTTCACCATCTATAATCTGCAAACATGCTTTTTGATTGTACATTGGTTTGCCATTTCTCAGCGTCTTGTGATAATGTTCTGTATTTTCGTGTGGTGTACACCATTCAAGATTTTCTAATCTATTATCCATTTTATCGCCATTGATATGATTGATATACTCTTTTCCTTTTACCTTTTGAAGAAATGCTTTTGCCACAATCCGGTGGACACTCTTTGTATAGCCAATTCCATTCTTATATATCGTTACCATGGCATAGCCATTTCCATTTTTTGATGGTGTAATTTCTTTGAATATTCTACCATCAGAAGAGACGAAATAATCTGTCTCTTCTTCATTGTTTGATTCGAGAACTATTCTTTTTATATCCATTATGCTATGTTCAATAAGTTGGCTTTTTTAAATGATCGCCAAGATTGTTTTTCGGTATCAAAGTATATTGCTACTGTGTCATTCTTCTTTCTGCTTTCACCTGATGTGGCTGGTATCAGATTTTCTTTCAGCGTGCCGTAGGCTTCACGAACAGAACCATCTACCTTTTTGAAGTAGAACTTTACGATTCTTTGCTTCATTGCAGCTTTCAGCTTCATGTTTGCCCAGGCGCATTTCATTGCTTCACTCATAGAGAAACCGTTTCTCTTTACCAACTGCCATGCAAGGCTCATAATCTCGTGTAATAAATTCTTTTTCATAATCGTGTGAGGGTTAGTTGTTTTTTACTATATTTGTTTCGTACCTAAGTTTCGATATGCAAATATAGATATAATATCTAATATTGCAATCTGTAAATCTAATTATATTTAGATATTAACTCTAATTAACGCGAAATATGGATTTAAAGGGCAGATTAATTGAATTTATTGAATATAAAGGTCTATCTGTGCAGTCTTTTGAGCTTCAGTGTAGTCTCAGCAATGGTGCTGTTTCAAAAATGGGTAATAATACAAGAAGAAGTACAATAGATAAAATATCTAAATCGTATCCAGAACTAAACACAAATTGGCTGCTCACAGGTGAAGGCAGTATGTTATTAAATGGTCTTGATTCAGTTCCTAAAAAGAGTTTTACTGAAGGTGTACCTTATTATAATGTGGATTTTATAGGAGGGTTTGATATTGTCTTAAATGACCAGACTGCAAAACCTGAATACTTGATAGATTTCAAGAAATACAATGAAGCTACTTGCTGGTGTAATGTTACAGGCCATTCAATGGAACCTGAGATAACTCATGGAGATATTATTGCGTTAAAGAAAATAGAAGATAAGTCTTTTCTTCCATTAGGTGAAGTGTATGCAATAGTGACAACCAACGGAATGCGAACAATCAAGAGATTAGGCCCTTCAACCGATCCGAAATGCTATACGCTGGTTCCTACAAATAAATCTCCGGAATATGGTATTCAGGAACTTCCTAAGAATATGATAGAACATATATATCAAGTTCTTGGCTGTATGAAAAGATTATAAATAATTTATATGAATTTATATATGGTAAATATTACTGCAGAACTAAATGACCAAAAGCGAAAAGTAGATTTTAATTCTTATGATATGAGTGTAAAAGAATTAATATCTATGGTCAATGACAATATTATAGATATTGCACCAGAATACCAAAGGCAATTTAGATGGGATGATTCTAGACAATCTGCACTGATTGAGTCTATTTTTTTAGGTATTCCTGTTCCCTCATTGTTTATGGCAACAAATAATGATGGGACTTGGGAGGTAATTGACGGGGTGCAGAGACTTAGTTCTATCATTAACTTCGCTGCAGATGCAATTTCTGCTGCAAGGGCCAAAATCAATCGGGATATTCCGCTTACTTTATGTGAATTAAAAAAATTGGAAAGTTTTAATGGTTTAAGATTCCCCGATTTACCTCGATCTCTCCAGATTGACTTCTTGTTGAAACCCATAAAAATTACGACATTAAGTGATAAAAGTGATAAATCTGTAAGATTTGATTTGTTTGAAAGATTAAATACAGGAGGAATTAAATTATCAGACCAGGAAATCAGAAGTTGTATTTATCGTGGAAGGTTCAATGATTTTATTAAAGCCCTTTCTGAAAATCCATCTTTTAATTCTGTAATAAAGCTATCAAAATCTTCTGAAAATGATGGAACAAAAGAAGAGTTGATATTAAGGTTTTTTGCTTATCTTAATGGTAGAGATAAGTTTGAACATAGCGTTGTTGGATTTTTAAATGATTATATGGAAAGTGCAAGCAGAAATTTTGATTATAATAATAATGAAAGAATTTTCTGTAGAACTTTTGAGGAGTTAGCACGGTTAGATCACGGAATAGTAAAAACAAGAACTCGTTCTGTTACCTCTATTATATTATTTGAAGCTGTTAGTGTTGGTGCTGCAGAAGCTATCAAAGAACAAGATCAGATTAATCTTGATGGTTTTTATCAATGGGTGATGAATAGAGATTTTAATAATCTTATAACGGGGGCTACCAATACAAAGAACCGTGTCAATTCTAGAATAGAATACTGCAAAAATAAATTTTTAGAAGAGAATGTTTAGTGACATTAATGCTGAATCAACTAGAAGATTAACAGAAGCCAAATCTTTAGTACTATTAATTAAAAATGAAGATTTGATGCGGTCATTAAATTTAGATTCTAAGGTACATAAAGGTGCATTCTTTGTGTTATTATATGGGGCTTTAGAATATACGATTACTGCAGTTGTGCAAAGATGTATTAGTATCTTAAATAAAAGACAATATGACATACATGCATTGAAACCAACATTATATTCGCTTATATTTCACAAAGAATGTAACGCTATAATGGATGCAAGGGATAAAAAATGGACTAAAAGATATGAATTATTTTCTCAGCTTGGAGGAACTAAAATAGCAAACATTGAAGATTGTTTGTTTCCTACAAGTATTGGCAATATAAAATATAGTCAATTAGAGTCCATCTGGAATACTTTTGGGATTACTCATGATGTCGTTACAGATGTAAAAATTAAAGGACGACTTGCAGCTTTAGCTGATAATCGAAATGCAATAGCACATGGAAGAGAATTGGCCTCTGTTATAGGAGGACGATATACAATCAGTGAAATAGAATGCATTTATAATGATATTAATACATACTGCAGTTATATCATTACAGTTTTTGAAGACTATATAACAAATGAAATGTATTTAATCGGCCATTAATAAAATTCTGTGTTATGAGAAAAATATTATTGACTATACTGGCAATATCATTGTTTGGCTGCGGAGGGAACAAGCCGTCCCAGGAACAGAAGGATAAAGCTGACAGATACGTCCAAAGTCTCGTGGATGCCGATATAGGAATCTACAAAGGCGAACTGACCGACGCAAACTTTCTCATCCTTGCCGTAGACGCTTATTCTGGAGCAAACTTTGATGCTTATGCACGTACATACCTGGAAGAAGCACAAGGTAAAGGACTGGAGATAAAAGGAGTCTATATTGTAGACATCAAGAACTGCCAGTTCGGCGATGGCTGGGTATCCGGTGACAGGATAGGGAAGGCATTCAAGTAGAAAAAATGTTCTAATGAGTATCCTTATTTAGCTTAAATTTAATCATAAACAACTGATACACAGTGATTTTATATTATTCTTAGATAATCATTCGTAATGAGTAAGTCGCGGGTTCGAGTCCCGCTTTCGGCTCCGACTTAAAACCGCTTATTCCATGGTGAATTAAGCGGTTTTTCTGTTTTCTATACTCATATTAAACACCCAGTACTATATTGGCGTCAATATTCAATTTCTGGCTGATTTCGCGGGCTACTTTCAAGGTCGGTTCACATTTACCGGAAATATAATCACTCAAGCGTGAAGGACTGACTCCGATTAATTTTGCTAAAGATTTCTGATTAAGTCCCATCTCATACATACGAAGTTTGAGGACATCAACCAGCGTTGGTTCTCCCAGTGCGAAATGCTCCTCAGAATAATCTGCAACGAGATTAGAAAGTAATTCTAACTCTATACTGTGAGGATTATCCAGAGGGGTTTCATCTGTAACCAGTGGAAGTAATTCCTCAACTCTTTTTACTGCCCAATCGTATTGAGCTTTTGTTTCTATCTTTGTCAT